AGCACTGGGAAAGATATGATTATTCCTGCTCATGATGTTGTGCGAATTCATGCTTCACAGCCATTGCAGAATATCGTAAAGTGATTGTTCTATAGGGGAAATGGCTTGCACCTATCCCCTATTTATATGCCGGTAATGGTTTTAGCGGGTTCGATTCCTGCAACTGGCAAAATATTAATTTTTTAAACTATTTTTTTGGAGGTATTTTTTATGGACAATGATTTTTTGGATGAATTTTTTGGTAATGATTTTTTGGGATTTGGAAAACCACAGCTCGACTTCTATAATGCGGCAGGCACAAAGGATGTCAAACCAGCCGTATGGTATAAGGCAAAGGTAAATGACAATGCAAAATATGATGAATATGTTGCTATCTGCCGTAGTGTTGGGGTAGATGCACAGGATATTAAAGTGACTATTCCGGATAATGATAATTATATTAAAATTTCTGGCGAAACAAAAACGGATTATAATACATACAATTTTAGTTGTGAACTTCCTATTGCAAAAGCGATTATGGATAATATTGCAAAAATTGAATGTAGAAGTGAAAATGGTTTGTCTTATATTACACTGAAAGTAAAGAAGGCAGACTCGAAGAGAACGTTCGATATTGAAATTAAAGGGTCTGGGGCGAAATTCTCGTGACTTTAGTCATGAGATGGATAGCCCCAAGTAAATTAAAGAGTTTTGTCTAAATGTTCTTTTAATATAGTAACAATTAAATTATTAAAACTTCGATTTTGTATTTTGGCTAAATCTTCTAATTGTTTCTTCATCTCTTTAGAGATAGTTAATTGAGTTCTAGTATTATTTTTACTAATAGCCATGTTATCACCTCAAAATAATCATAACATATTAACATCATGTTGACAAGGTGATAACACTATGATATTATAATAATAGGAGGTGAGAATATGTTAAAAGCTTATAAATATAGAATTTATCCTAATGAAGAACAAAAATTATATTTAGCAAAAACTTTTGGATGTACTAGATTTATATATAATAAAATGCTGTCAGATAGGATTAAGTCTTACGAGGAAAACAAAAATTTAGATATTAAGCAAATTAAGTATCCTACACCTGCACAATACAAAAAAGAATATCCTTGGCTTAAAGAAGTGGATAGTTTAGCATTGGCGAATGCACAAATGAATCTAAATAAAGCATACAGGAACTTCTTTAGAGATAAGTCTGTAGGTTTTCCTAAATTCAAGAGTAAGAAAAATAATAGACATTCATACACTACTAACAATCAAAAAGGAACTATTTATATTAAAGATAAGTGTATAAAATTACCTAAACTAAAATCTATGATAAAAATTGTTCAGCACAGACAGTTTGATGGTGACATTAAATCTTGTACAGTATCAAAAACACCTACTAACAAATACTATATATCTATATTAGTAAATGAAGACATAAAACAATTACCCAAAAACAACAGTAAAATAGGTATAGATTTAGGAATCAAGGATTTTGCAGTTACATCAGATGGCGAAGTATTTGAAAATCCTAAATGGCTTAGAAAATCAGAGAAGAGACTTGCAAAGCTACAGAGAGATTTATCAAGAAAGAAAAAAGGTAGCAAGAATAGAAGTAAAGCAAGACTTAAAGTTGCTAAATTATACGAGAAAATAACTAACCAAAGAAAGGATTATCTTCACAAAATATCTTCTAAAATTACAAACGAAAACCAAGTCATAGTTTTAGAGGATTTGAAGATATCAAATATGTTAAAAAATCACAAACTAGCAAAAGCAATATCAGAAGTATCATGGTCGGAGTTTAGGAGACAGTTAGAGTATAAAGCTAATTGGTATGGTAGAGATATAATAATAGCACCATCTAATTATGCTAGCAGTCAATTATGTTCTAATTGTGGATATAAGAATAAAGAAGTAAAAAATTTAGCACTTAGAGAATGGACTTGTCCTAAATGTGGTACTCATCATGATAGAGATATAAATGCTAGTAAAAACTTACTGAAACTAGCTATATAGTTTTGGTACTATTGGGGTAGGAACTACCCTTAGAGCTTGGGTAAACTTGGTAGGTTACTACTATTGACCAAGAAGCACGTGGCTTTAGCCATGTGAGGTTCACGTAAATAACTTTTAATATGGTTTGTACTGCGATGTGATTCGTCCTCGTGGTCTAAGATTACAAGAGCGTTAGGCAATAGTCTAGCGTTCTTTTTATATGCGGTAATTGAGGTAATGACTTGATAACTGCAAAATTTACTGTTTTATTAGATTATTTAATTTATAAAGAAAGGGGCGTGCTTGTTATACCTAATAAATCAAAAGATATGCCAAAACCCAAAATAGAAAAGAATAAATATGTTTGTCAGACCTGTGGTGTTGAAAAAAACGAAGACCAATTTTATAAAAGCAAATGGACAAAAGTTTGGAATATGTCTAATAAACACGTTCTCTTTTGTAAGGAATGTATTAATAAATTAATGTCTGAATATACAGCAAGGTATGGTGAAGAAACTGCATTAGCTATATGTTTAGCTTTATTGGATATGCCATTTAATCCATCTACTTATAGAAGCATAATTATGAATAATTCAATATTCAGTATTGGTTTGTATATTCGTCTTCTCAACGGGCGTGTCTGGCAATACAAGTGCGGAGCTGCCACTATTGTTGAAAATCAGTTATCCAAGTCGGCAGATGAAGTAAAAGAAGAAGTTGAAGCCAAATGGAGTAAATCTGATAAGCAAAATATGAAATTTGCTATATCTGTTATTGGTTATGACCCCTTTGATGATTGCGGAATGACAGATAACGATAGAAAATATTGTTTCAATATTCTTGCTGGTTATTGTGATACAGAAGGTATTCAAGAGGATGGACATAAAATTCAAAGTGTTATTCAGATAACACAGTCTCAATTACAATGTAGAAAACTTGACGAAATGATTAATGCGGAATTGTTAGCAACTTGTCCTAATGAAAATAGAATTAAAAATTTGACTGCAACTAAAACGCAGCTTATTGACAGTATTACAAAAATAGCAAAGGATAATAATTTATCTTCAAATTATAATGATGGTTCAAAAGCTGGACACAATACATTATCTGAAAAAATTAAGCAACTGACAAAAGATGGATATGAAGATATGAAAGTCAATCTTTTTGATATTAATACATCTGATGCAATGAAGCAAGTGGCTGATTTAAGTAACAAAAGTATTATGGAACAGCTTAATTTTGATGCTAATGATTATACTGAAATGATAAAAGATCAACGTGAAATGATTCGCAATACAAAATCTAAACTAGATACAGTTCAAGAAGAAAATCGATTACTTAAAAATAAAATTTCTAGTTTGGAAAACAAAAGAAAGTAGGTGTGTTAATTGGAAATATATACACCTATGACAAAGAATGAGTTGAGTCAACGTAAGTGTGAAGAATATGCTAAACTTTCAAAGATTGTTAATCTTGGTAGACAAAATCCTATTTGGTTCACCGAAGAATTTTTCGGCATTGAATTAATGGACTATCAGAAATGGTGTTTTATGCAAAGTTGGACTAAGCCATATGTAGTTTGGTTATGTTGTCGAGGTGCTGGTAAAACCACACTGTCGGCAGTATTTCTTCAAGCTAAAATGCTATTAATTCCAAATTATAAAGTATATATATCGACAAACTCGTCAGCACAGAGTTTTGAAGTGTTTGGCAAAATAGAAGATTTAGCTTTACAACGAATTCCATCATTTAAAACTGTTACAGATATTTTTGCCAATGAAGTAGATAAGTCAACTAGTGATACTGGTTTTCTACATAATCCCGCCGGTCATACTTTTAAGTTATATAATAACTCAGAATTACTTACTTTGTCAACGAATCTTAATGCATTACGTGGTAAACGTGGTTCTGTGCTTTATGATGAGACAGCTTGGCAAACAAAAGAACAAATGGCTGTTACGGAAAACTTTGCAAACGTTGATACTAATTTTGGTTTGGGTGTTAGTAAGATTAAACATTATGACCCTATCCAAATGCCGCTACAATTGCTTTATGCTTCTTCCGCTGGAGATGTCACATTTCCATTTTATGAAAGATATAGGACGTATAGCACGAAAATGATTGAAGGTGATAGTAATTATTTCGTTGCAGATTTAAATGTTGATGCTATCTATAATTATTCTACTGTTAATGGTGAAAAGATTCAATCTCATTTAACTAAAGAACAAATTGATAAATTAATTGAGGATGACCCTGATGCTGCAGAAAGAGAACTTTATAATAAATTTCAGCATGGAGCAGGACAAAATGCTGTTGTTCGTATGGAAACGATTATTAAAAATTCATATGTATATGTGCCTGAATTATACAATAAAGATAAAAGTCATTATATTTTTTGCTATGATCCTGCTCGGAATTTTGATGGTAGTATTTTGGGCATTTTCAAAGTAATAAATGATACGGAAATTGGTTATAAATTGAGATTAGTAAATATGATCTCTATGGTTGACACAGGAACTAAAAATAAGACACCTCTACCAATGCCAGAGCAGCTAAAAATAATTAAAAAACAATTGCTTAATTATAAAGGTGAAAGATGCGCCGAATGGGAAAATATTGATTTTTATATTGATGCTGGTAGTGGTGGTGGCGGTATTTCTGCTGTTGCCGATCAATTAATGGCTGATTGGGAAGATGAATCTGGAGAAAAACATAAGGGGTTAATTGACCCAGTACATAAGCAATATGAAACTTCTAGAGAAAAATATGTTAATGCAGCTCCTATTATTCATTTGATTAACCCAGAGGGTTATAAGAAAATTATTTATAATGCTTTGGAAAAAATGACAAAATTAGATTTGATTGAATTTCCTCAATATGATAACAAAGATTATTTATTGATGACAAATGAGAAAGGTGAATCTTATGAATATTCATTATCTCTTGATGAACAAAATTCATTAATTCAATGTAATTTAGCTAAAAATGAAGTAGTTTATATGTGTAGATATGATACACCAAATGGTGGTGTGCAATACGAATTGTCAAAAGATAGAAGACATAAGATGCATGATGACAGAGCATATGTTTTGGCAGAAGCGGCATATGCTTTGGCTTTGTTGCGTAGAGAAGATTTAACAACCCCTAATAATAAAGACCTTAGTTTTGATAATGCTCCGTATTGTGCTTCAGCTATTGAATTTTAAAGAAAATGTGGTGAGATTACGAGTCAAAATAAAAAAAAAGGTACGGAAGATTTTGATGTTATTATTTCTTCTGATTTAAAAGATGAAGATGGAAACGAAACGACTGTTGTCACTTCTGATGAACGTGCAAATAAAGTTTTGACACAGGCTTTGCAAAATTATAATCCGTCAAATAAGATATATTCGACTTATTTAAAAGATTTTGGAGATTGTCCTTCTACTGTTTCTATTGATTCATTAAATAAATTAGCAATAAATCCACAATCTAATCTTCAAGATATTCAAACAATTAACAGTATTGTAAGGCAATACATTAATAAAGACGATATTATTGGTAAAACATATGAAACTATTGAAGGAAATGTAAATACTGCTTTTAAATTATCTTATAATGATTTTTCAACTCATCGTAATCAAAATAAAATGTTAGAACGAGCCAAAGGTGTAATTAATAATTTTAACGCTCAAATCAATGTCAAAAAATTAATACGTAATATTGTTCCTACCGCTTATTCAGAAGGAAATTATTGTATGTATTTAAGACATGATGATAAGAATAATTATAGTGTTGACTATTATCCTTTGGGTGTTGTGTTGGTTAGTGATTATGAATTAAACGGTGAGCCATATCTGATTATGGATATTGCTGAATTATCAAGTAAATTGTTAAAAGATAGAATGACTGATAGAAAAGGAAAATCATTATTTTTTGATTCGGTAGACGATGAAATTAAAAGTAATTATCCTGCTGAGGTTTATGAAGCCTATCAAAATAGAAATAGATATTCTAAATTAGATATTCGTTATTCTGGAATAATTCGTACTGAAAATATGAATCGAAAATATGGATTAACACCAATATTTCGTGCTTTAAAATCAGCTTTGATGCTTGAAACATTTGACCATACGGATTTAGTAAATTCAAAGGCAAAAGCAAAGAAAATTATTTTTCAGAAATTACGTTCTGAATTAATGGGGCCAAATGGAGATAAAAAAGGATTGGAAGGAATGGCCTATGCTCATGAAAATTTTATGCAAGCATGGAAAACGCCAACGGTAATTGTTACTGCTCCCCCATTTGTTGAAGATATTTCTTACGTTGAACCTTCTACTGAAAATACTAGCACAGAAACGATTAATCAATATAGAAGTAGAGAAATGATTGCACTTGGAATTACATTTTTAGCAAGCGATAAAGGTCAAACTGTTACCACTGCAAATATTTCTATCAAAGAACTTATTAAAACTATTGATAAAATTACTGAGCAAATTTCAGATGTGCTAAACAAGTGGTATAGAGTTGTTTTACAAGATAATGGTATTCCAATTGAATATGCTCCCACAATTACGATTAGCAGTAGTGAAGAATTGAGTTTGGAAATTAAGAAACAATTGGCAGAATTTTTATTCTGTAAACTTGGTGCAAGCTATGAAACTGCCTTTTCAGTTATGGGTGTTAATATTAATGATGAATTTCAAAAACGTACAGATGAAAATGCAAAGAATTATTCAGATGTGTTTATGCCTCATCCAACTTCGTTTAATGTTTCTGATTCAGCAGATAAAGCGAATCCAGATAATAATATTGGTGGTAGACCAAAAGGCGATGAAACGAATAAACAAATTTATGATAAGACAAACAATGATGCAAAGAGTGATACATAATGCAACATAAAATTACTATTCCCTGTCCTAATTGTAAATCTAATATTGAAATTGTTTTAGATGATAATTTTAATATTTTAGATATTAAATCTTATTGTGAACATAAATCAAAACGTATAGTTTTTGGTTCATTGAAAGAAGGTGAAAATGGTAATAAATGCAGAAAAATGTTGTAGTTTCAAATAATAATGTTGTTTTTAGTGATGTGCAAGAGCATGATACATATTTATTAGCACAATTTGTAGTATGTGATTTTAATCCTAATTTGAATGGTGTTATGATTAATCGTCAAACAATTACAGGATGGATAAATACTTTGGTTGGACAGCCTGTAGTTGGAAAAATAGATATTGTATCTGATAATGGTGATGCAGATTTTACATCACATAATGCTAATTTTGTAACGAGAACAGATGAAAATGGAAATCCATATCAGGATATTAAATTTGATACATCTGCTATCGGTGTGTTTACAGATGTTAGTATTCAATCAATCAGTGGTAAAGAATATATTATTGCTAATGCAAAAATATGGAAAAGATTCCCTGATATTTGTGCTGTTATAAAAAAGCGTATGGAAAGTGGAAATATCAGTACATCATGGGAAGTGCTTATCAAAAAATCACATAATCAGTTTATAGATGGGCAAATGGTTGAGGTGATTGATGATGGTGAATTTCTTGGACATTGTTTATTAGGTAAAGAAGTACCGCCTGCTTATCCTAATAGCGAACTTTTTAAGGTCGCTGCAAAACAGGATAACAAAGATTCTTTTAATAATGAATTGTCTGAAGCATTTAAACGAGATATAAAATCGTTTAAAAATTCAAATATAGAAAATGAAAAGAAAGATGGTGATAGTTTGTCTAAAAAGGAAACTTCTAGTGAAACAGAAGTAAACAAGAATGAAATTAAAGATACAGAAGATAGGACTAATACTTCTGAAAAAAAAGAAGCTCCAACTCCTGTAAAAGTAGAGAAATCTGAATTGACAGACCATGATGTACGAGAACAGTTGTATAATGCAATCGCAGAAAAACTTGGCATCCCTTATTACTATATTAGTATTATTGCAAATATCGTTACTAGTAATACTGTTTGGGTACAGAGATGGGATGATGAAAATGCAAGCGACTTAGACGTTATGGTATTTACATACTCTGTGGAAAATGATGTGGTTACAGTTAGTGAACCTACCAATGCAAAACTTACTGTATCTGTAACTGAAATTAACACAACGATTGCAAAACTCAATAAGACTATTGAGGAAAAGAATTCTGCGCTTGTTAATGCAAGTTCTAAAGTAAAAGAATTGAATACACAGATTGCAACTCTTACTCCCTATAAAGAAGCTGCAGATAAAGCTGAAAAGGAACGCATTGAAGCTGAAACTGCTACAAAGCGTGAAGAACTTAAACAGTATGCTATTAAGAGTGGATTTATTGTAGAATCTGAGTTTGAATCTAATGAAGATATTAAAGCTAGTATTAGTAGTGTTTCTAAAAAGGATTTGGATAATATTATTTCTGAGCGTTTTATTGCTTCTCTGAATAAACCGGAAGAAAAAGAAAAAATTCAGACATCTTCTAAAACAGACATTAAGAAAGAGAGTGCTTCTGCTAAATTAAATTTAATTAATAATGAAACAGAGCCAGTTGATGGTAAGAACATTATGCACTCTATTTTTGCTGATTAAAATATTAAAAATAATAGGAGGAAAAATATGATTAGAGAACTTATGACAAATACAGGTAAGATTGCAGATGCAACTTATACTGCTAGTGTTGCGCTGGTTCGTGGTATGGCAGTACAGAAATCTAATGGTGAAGCTATTCTCCCTGCCGCTGCAACAGGTGAAGATATTTTCTTTGTAGATAAAGAGCCTATTCCAACTGGTCTTGATACTGTTCGTGGCGATATTTCTGATTACGACGATACTTTTGAGAAAATTGCAGCAGAAGATCATGTAAAACTTATTAAGTATTCTGCTGGTGAGCAGATTGCTGTTGATCAAGTAACTGGAACTATTGCAGATGGCACTTATGCTGTTGTTGGTACAGATGGTAAATTGGTTGCGGCTACTACTGGTAATGTAGCTTATATGATTAGTCGTGGTACTTATGATGACAATGGGCATACTCTTACCAAAATTGAATTTGTAGATGCTCATACCGTTGCTTAAAATTAAAATATTAAAGGAGGAATATTATGTCTGTTAATACTGAAATTGCAGAACTGATTAAAAGGGATGGCACAATGTACGATTGGGCTTCCAAAATTACATACAAGAAAAATCTTACACCTGAAGAAAAGGAAATTTCTACTGTTGTAGATGCATGGGCAAAAGATATTGGGACTACTGGTAGAGATGATAATCGTGAGATTGCAAACTATATGATTAAGACCATTACTCCGGAAGTTTATGATAAGCCAGATGCTTTGCTTTCTACTATGTTTAACCGTGGTAGCGTTGGAGAGTTTGATGACTATGAGATTGATGAAGACCCAAAGAATACTCTAAAAGCATATGATGCGGCAAAGGGTGGTAATGTTCCTAAGAGCTATCTGGACGTTAATAATTTTAAACCGACATGGAAGCACAAGCAGATTGAAACGTCTGTTCGATATTCTGAATTGCGTCGTGGTGGTTATAAAACTATTGCAAATTTGACGACTTTTGCACAGGAGTCTTTGATGAACGCAATGATTTCTGACGCATTTAATCAGGTAGATGCTTCCGTAACAGGTGGAGACCAGATGATTGCGATTGCTGATGGCACTTTGACAAAGGTGGCAATGGATAAACTTTCTTTGTATATTCTTGATGAAGTAGAGAACAATGATACTCCGTTTACTTTTTCCTTGAACAAGTATGCACAGGCAATTGCAAATATGGCTGGATATACTTCTTTCATGAGTGATTATATGAAGGATAATTTCAATCGTTATGGTCTAGTAAACTTCTATGGTGGTCTTGCAATTTCCGGAATTTCCGGTGCAAAGAAAACTGCTACTGGCGAGCTTCTGGTTCCAGATTAAATATTTTTATTTACAAAAATAATAGTCTGCGTATGGTGTGAACCATATGAATAAATACACATTGAAATGCTGGAAAACCGTAAAGATATTTGAACTAAAACGGAGAGATGAAATACGCTCAAACGGAATAGTTACGAAAGTAGAAAAAATCAAATATATAGCGCAAGGTTGAATCCTAAACGCTTTTAAAATCGGCAATCAGCAGGAAAGCCTCGAATAGAGGAATCCTCAACGACTATCCCGCAAGGGAGTAGGTTACAAGTGATTGGTAGCCGAAGTGGTGTGCCTCTACTGAATGTAGGGTGAAGATATAGTCTGCTCTCATATGAAAATATGAGGTTATAAATATAACAAGCATGGAGTAGCGTCCATATTATTTGTTTAAAATTAACAAATTAGCTTAAACATAAAGGAAAAGAATTTTCGGTGTAGCTGGTAAGATTGGCGAGCTTGATATGCGTGGTAATCTTCGTGTGTATGTTAATCCTGATGATAACCATGAGAAATTCAATATTAAGGTTACTGGATTTGAATATGGTACTTGCATTACAAAACCGGAGAAAGTCGCAAAGATTACATTTGGTGCTTAATTAAAACTAGATATTATTTAGTTTGAACTTTGATTTAGGAAAGGAAGATATTTTTAGTGGCTCTTAAAGACAATAAAATTACATTGCTGAATTACAATCCTTTTACTGTCATTATTCCATCAGAAACAAGGACTTATATTCTTGACCCATGTTATGACTATAATGTTCCCAAGTTAATTAATGTTTTTCATTCTGATGTTGAGTATATGAATAGTCATTCGGATGTATTCAGAAACGGAACAGTATTCTTTGAAAAGGATAAACAGGAAGAAATATATAAAGATTTATCAATTTTTGATTGGAAGGATATTTTGACTAATCAAGCCATTGAAAATATTCTTCTGTCTCCCACACTTGATGGATTGCAGAGACTTCTCGATGTTAAAGACGACCCTACTTTTAATCGCATTTATACTATTCTGGTTCATCTTAAAAATTCCAGTGGATATGATTTATCTAGTCGAGTTATTAAGGTAATTGAAGCAAGACGTAAGGAATTGCATCGTGGAATTTATACTACTCAGATTGTTTTGCAGGAACGGACTATTAAACCAAATTCTACATCTGATGATGTAAATGCATTAAAGAAACAGATTGCAAATATGCAGAAAATGATGTCAGAAATGCTTGCTAAACAAGATAATTCAACAGAAAAAACATCTGATGATGTTACTGATAAATATTCTGTTAAGAAACCTGCTAAACGTGCAGGAAGACCGCCAAAGGCAACAAAATAATAGGAAGTGATATATATGTCAACGTCTTTTACAGTGCCAATACAAGCATTTTTTAGACGAATCGAAAATGATAAATCATTTTTTAATTATTATAATATTGATGCTACTGAAGCAATGGCGTTGGCATCTGAACGCGCTTATGGATATTTAATAGAAAGTATTTCTAAAATTAGTATGAGTTATAGCACTGATATAGATTTTACTAATTACACTGCTTCAGTTGATGAAAATGGAAATAGTTCTGGAACATTTAATTTTGATTTAACTAAAAATGAAATTGCGTTATTGGCGCAGTTAATGTATGAACAGTATTTTAATCGTGATTTTGTTAAACTAAGAGCTTTTAAATTACAGTATTCTCCATCTGATTTGAATACATTTAGTCCTGCAAATGAAAGAAAAACGTTTATCGAAATGTATGATAAAGTAAAATTGGAAAGCCAAAGTATGTTGGATAATTATATTTCAAGAGATAGATTGACCAATCAATTAAAAACTATTAATTATGCAAAGTATTTTGATATAAATGGTGATTGATATGCAATTATCTTATTTTCAGAAAATTAATAATTTAAACAACACAACTAATTATTCTGATTCGGATTTATATAATCTGAAACAACAAATTAATGATGGATTTGCAGATACGATTGATTATCATATTGTTAATAAATCAGACAAAACGAAACAAGAATTAATTATTGTACATCAAAAAGATAAAAATAAAAAAACGATTAAATCAAGACCTGATGAAAAAATTGATATGGGAGAATTATATCAATGGAATGAACATTATTGGTTGGTTACAGAAGTAGATTCTGATAGCCAAATTTATTGTAATGCTCAAATTCAAGAATGTAATTATACTCTCCCCTATCAGTTAAACTCGTCAACAATCTTGCAAGAACCATGTATTGTTGATAATCCACAGGAAAATACAATAGGTCAGAATCAAGGTAATCTTATTACTGTGCCAAGTCATCTTCTAAATGTATTTGTACAGTATAATGATAATACCTCAAAAATAGAAATTGGAAAGCATTTATATATTGATAGGCCGTGTCCGCATCCATCGGTATACGAGATTACTCAAATTGATAGAGTTACTTATATGAATGGAGAACATGGTTTACTCAAATTTACATGTAATGCAAGTACAATTGGAGATAAAGATAGAACAGATTTACTAATCGCTGATTATATTTCTGATACCCCTGTCGTTCCATCTGAAACTGGTTCTGTAACTATTACAAGTCCTGATAATGCCTTCACGGTGGATTTTGGGAGTTCAAAAACATTTACGGCAATATACAAAGATTCAAGTGGTCAAGCATTAAGCGGTATAACTTCTGTGTGGAGTTATATTTTACCAGATGGCTATCAAGATAAAATTCATATTACAGTTAATGATAATAATATTTCTATTAAAACTGATAGTGATTTTAATTTGATTGATAAGGTAATTACAATTAGTGTACATGATGATGGCAATACATATAGTGCGACACAGGATATTAAGGTGGTGAGTGGATTTGGTATATAATTATAATTTATTAGGTGAATATAAAATCAAAATACTTAATGCCTTGTTATCTAATCAAAATATTAAAAATTTGCTATCAAATAATGTGCTGAATACTGATTTGATGTACACACAAGTATTTCCGTGTTTTATCAATCCAGATTTAACGGATAAATGTAAGACTTTTTTGATGCTTGATGGATTTATTGCAAAAACCAATTCAACAATTCAAAATATGGTTTTGACATTTAAATATTTTACACATGTTAATTTGGTTATGTATAAACTTGATGGATTTCATGGAACTCGTCTTGATATATTAACAACATTAATTGATGCAGAAATGACAAAAAACAATGCTTTTGGTATTGGACGGTTTGAATCAGGAGATAGACAGAATATGAATCCTACTACTGATAATAAGTGGTGGGGATATTATTTGCAATATACTGTACCAGATTTTAAGAAGCGTGATGAATCTTGAAATTAGATTATTTAACTTTGCTTGGTAGTGAAAGAATTTTTATAAAAGGTATTGGACATTTTTACTCCCCTACTTTACGAATGGTAAGGAATATAGGTCTTAATACATATGAAACTTATATGGCTATATTAAATTTATCACAAGAATCAATAGAAAAAATTTTGCAAATTCCAAGTAATGAATTAAAAATATTTGATTTAGTTATTAATGATGAAAAGATAAGAGAAGAATTTTCTTATATCTTTTCTTTTTTTATGTCTGAAACAGTTGTTTATAATCAACAGCAAAAATGTTTTTTAACTTTGGATTTATCTAATAAAGAACCAAAACTTATTGGTTCTATAAATTCTGAAAATTTTGATTCTGTAAGAAATGTTATTTTGCAATTTAATTATAGTAAATTATCAAAAACAGATAAGGCGAAACCTGCTGGAAAGCATACTGCCGCATTACAGAAAAAAAGAGAAAAATATCATAAAAAATTCGCAAAACAAAATGTCAATAAAGATATTACAATTCCAAATTTAATTTCTAAAGTTGCAGCTTATAGTAATAGTGTAAATTTAATTACTATTTGGGATTATACAATCTTTCAATTATTTGATCAATTCTTTGCCTTAAACAATAGAGAAATTGGGGATATTTCAAAATTTAATTATTCTATATGGGGTGGAGAACAAAAAATTACAAATTGGTACAAAAACACTTATGAACAATAAGAAAGGATGATAATATATGTCAACACCAGTTGAACAGATGGCTAACCGTGAAGTGTTTACGAATACTTTTAGAAATATGGATGGTTCACTTTATGATTATATTGATTATGCTAATACAGGAGATGTAGCTTTTAAATCTACAACCAACTATGCTAAAGGTGGTCAGGGTGGTGGACGAAAAGAAGCATTTAATGGCGCTCCTGAAGTTACTATGAAATTTTCAACACAGATTATTACTCCGAAATTGATTTCTATGCTTTCGGGATGTAATGTTGAAAGCGACAAGAACATTTTTAAACATGCAAAGATTGTGTCTGTAACTAATGAAACTAATACGACTATTACATTTCCAGCGAGTGCAGTTCCAGCAGACGGGACATTGTCCGTATTTCCTAAAGGTGTTGAATTAGTTGATTCTAACAAGGTAAATGGGACTTTGACTGGAGGTGTATTTACATTTACAACGAAAGCTACAAGTGATACTGAATACAATTGTTTTTATCGGACAGTAATAACTGGTTCTCAGACAATTCCATTTAAATCTAATGTAACACCAAAGAGTTTCATTTGGGATGGAGAAACGCCTTGGAAGAGCAACGGTGTTGAAAGAACTGAGCAATTCCATGCTTATAAAGTTACTCCTCAGCAAAACTTTACATTTTCTTATGAAAATACAGGTGATCCGGGCAAGCTTGAGATTACTTTTGATCTGTTGTCAGATGATGATAACAATCTGTTTGACAAGACATTTTTGCCAGAGGAAGAATAAGATTAATTATGCGAAGAGTCTTAATTGGCTCTTTGCTTCTTTTAGTGCTTAATACATAAACATTAAAATAAGCAAAATTGAAGGAGATACATATGAAAAAAGAATTCGTATATATTTACAATCCAGAACAAGTAAAATTCTTTTTGAATGATTGGCATTTAAAAGTTGTTGATTTTGGGACTGGTTCTAAAGGCGATGCTTTTATTAAATTTAAAAATGATAATGATTTTAGACAAGCGTTTACTGTTTGGCGATTGAGAAAACATTAACTGAACTAATTTTATAGGGCGGTGACGGATGATATTATCTTCACTGTCACTTCCCTATTTTTTTATTTTTACAGGAGTGAGATTTATAAATAAACAGATAACATTAATTATTGATAATATAACACTTGATAATTATTCTAAATATTATTTTACTATACATCCGAAAGCTAGAAAAATTCCAATTACTTGTCCTTATCATCCTTCAATTAATCAATGGATGATTATGAAACGTCCAATTATGAACGCCTTAAAAGGTAAATGGAAAGATTTTATTGTATGGTTTATTGAAGATCAACATTTGACTAATTTGGGAATTGAAGAATGTGAAATGACTTTTATTACATATTTCAAAACTAGAATACGGCATGATTGCGATAATTGTGTACCAAAATTTATTTTAGATGGATTTTCAGAATCAGGATTAATTATAGATGATGATAGTAAACATGTAAAATCACTTACATTACAATGTGGATATGACAAAAATAATCCTCGTACAGAAATTTATATTAATATATTGAAGGAGAATGATTCGAATGAGTAAAAATATTGCGATTAAAGATGTTAAAAATATTGTTAAAAATGATGGGGGCCCTACATATACAATAACATTTGGAAATGAAAAAGATGGTACTGCTGTTACTGCGCATATGAAAAGATATTTATCTATTGAAGAAGAAACACTTTTTGTTGATAAAATGTGTGATGCGGTTTTCTATAATGGCGTATACCAACCAGAATATCATCAGATTATGTTTACTATTTTTATCATGCAAATGTTATCTGATTTTCCAATTCCAAAGAAAACGAAATTCTTTGATATTAATGAATTTAAAAAGTGGGATTCGGTATTTCATTTTATGGAAACAATTAAAGCTAGCGATAATGAATATTTAAAAAATTATATTGATTATTTGAAAGATATTTCATGGGAAAAAATTAACTTTATAAAGGCAAGAATTCAGGGCCAATCAAAATTTGATGATCTATTTGATTCAATTAAAGTTTTGTCTGATAAATTTGCTGATAAACTTGATGGCATTGATTTAACTAAAGCAGTGAATCAATATACAAATAAAGTAGTTGAAGAATTAAAACAGGGTGAGAAAAATGGCTGATAAAGAATATGATAGCATTGAAGATTTAATTGGCGATTTACAAAATGCTGTTGATGATTCTTTAAATACAGAGGTTACTCAGACTGTAAAACCTGTTATGGAACAAGCAATACAAAATACGGTTTATGATGTTTATAATCCAAAAGTTTACATTAGACGTGGTGAATTAGGCAATCCAAAAAATATTAATGCTACAGTTGAAAATCACGAGTTGTCTATAGAAAATGATGCACCAGTAAACTTTGCTTATGACACATCTCAAGGGATTGGAATGCCATTGGCAGATCAGGTTGCAATGGGTGTTGGATATGCCTATATGAACATGCCACCAAGAGATTTTTATAAAACTGCGACAGATTATTTAGAATCTAATAATCTTATTGCGACAGCGATAGCAGATGGATTAATTCGGCAGGGATTTGATGCAGACGAATCATAAAATGATTGGGGTGTATATATCCCCTATCTATTTTTAAAAGAAAGGGGAAATTATATATATGGCAAATAAAATTGCTGTAAAGGTGCAAGCTAAATTAGATGCTTCTAATTCTGCAAGAGATTTTCAATCAGATTTAGATAGTATGATTAAGAATATTAAACCTGTTAAAATTCAGGTACAATTTGATAAATTAGATACTAGAGATATTGATAGTCAAATAGATCAAGCTACAAGACAAATTCAAAATACCGTATCAGCATCAGCTAGGAATATAAGAATTGATCCAATTGATATGAGTAATATCTTTAAATTTAGTAAAAATCCATTTGATATGACAGAACAATTGAATAAATATACTGAGCAGTTGAATAAATTTAAAGATAATGCGGTAGCAACTTGGAAAGCCATTAGTAATGCTAAAGGACAATTACAGGGTGCGAAAGTCAGTTATTTTGATAATAATTCGCAATCTACTGTAACTGAAACTTTTAAAATTACTCAAGCAATGAATGATGCTGGAGAAGCAGTTAAAAGATTAGCTCTTGATACAACTAGTTATAGTCAGAATACAGCAAAAGCTAATCAGCAAGCAGAACAATTAGCATCCAAGCTAGAAATTATAGGTGCAAAATATAAGTCTTTTCAGGCTATATTGTCTAATAATTCAAATGGTATTCAGCTAGGTAATTTGAATCAAGATTATGTTAAGGGTATTGAAAACGCTTTGGGTTCAAGTGATTTGGCAAATGCTGATAAATATCTAAAGTTATTGCAAGAAGATTATAGAGCTTTAAATAATTCTATGACGAAGGATTTTAGTAGTACTGCCGCTGAAAAAATGAGTCAGAATTTATCAAAAATTGAAAATAGCATTGCAAAAACTAAATCACAATTTGAAGAATTGAATCAATATGGTATCAATAGTAATTTTGATAAGTCAACACAGAATGTTGTAGCGAATATTAAAAATCTTGATTCTTTAATGGAACGTTTTAAG